GTGATGACCAACTATTTGAGGCTGTGACAAAGAACTTTAGAAATTCAATGAAAAGGTTTGTCAAATACAAAGGGAAGCAATTCCTTAAGTACGATAAAGTCAGAGACTCAAATTTTAGTTTTAAATCCTCTGGAACTACGATTAAAGTGAACAATAAAGTATTCACTATACCGGCAGTTTTAGCAAGTGGTTTTGAACAAGACTTGTTAAAAGAAGTACCTTGTATAAAATCATTTGATGACTTATTAGGTTTTGAAGGTGAATTTGGGTTCTTATACTCAAAAGCAGTAAAGACTAAGTATAGACCAACAGTGTCTATACCTCAAAAGAAATTAGCACGACGTATAATTCACATCGGTGATAATCCAAGGCAAGATAGATTGGGATATATACACAACCTAATCTCAGCATTCTTTAGAATGTACAATTGTGATTGCACATTTAATCAAGAAGAAGGAATTAAGTTCTGCTTAAAAGCTTCTGGACAAGTGGCCCGTGCTGTCTATTGCATGGACCAAAGTAAAGCTACTGATACTATGTTAATAGATGCTCAGAAGATGTCATTAGCTGTGTTATTATCACAGGTCTTTAAAGGACAACCACAAAAGGTTAAAGCTATTGTAGATGCTTGGGCTTATATGGTTGCTGGTGAAGAAAACAACTTCTATATGAGTAATCAAAAAGTACAGAAGTACAGAATGATAGTAGGACAACCGCAAGGATATTTATCATCATTTGCGTCTTTTGCTTTACTAAACCATTTTGTCATGCTATTTAGTATTTATAGATATTGTAAGCTTAGAGGTAATCTGAGCCCAGATACTAGAAATATGTATCGCATTGTTGGCGATGATAGTGCTGTTATGCTCTTCGACAATGATGAGGAAGGCAAATTCAGAGACATTTATATAGAATGTAATAAAATGATAAATGTTGAAGTAAATCCTGACAAAGGTTTTTCGAACTTTGGAAGTAAAAGAACAAGTACAACTGCGGAATTCGCAAAAGTATTGAGTATAAATGGTAAGTATTTCACACCAACTCCATTTAATATAGCAAGTAGTAGTGCTAACACTACACCTGAAAATTTCCTTAAATACTTGTTGTGGTTAAGGGATAAGTGTAATTATACTTTTAAGCAAAATACAATATTTAGATTACTTGGCGAAAGATTCTCACTAAGTACTGAACAGCTAATAGGATTAGAAATTATCCTAAATACTAAGGTATCTAATAATGATTTTTATCAATTAGTAGATGAGACATTACAGATGCCTGTTGATAATCGTATGGAATATAGATTAGCATGGTTCAATTTTATGAACATGTTAAGCAAATCTATATGTAAGTATACTTTGAAGTACGCTGACAATGAAAAGTATTTAGGAGTCGAATCTCAAGGACTTGCTAAAGAAGCTATGTGCAAAGAAGTGAAGTTCTTTAAATATATAGAGTCAGAATTTGACTTAAGTCAAATACCAAAAGACTCTAAGCTTTATCGTGAATATAGCTTAGAC